AGGAAGGGAGCTAGTGCATGCGGGACCCATGAATCAATTTCTAGGTAGCACACTAATTCGCCGACTTGATATTTTCCAACTGAGTCAACGATCCACCAATCATTTACGCGATATGCACAAATTTTGTCAGCTTCCGGAATAGGACGAATTTCAGCAACTTTTTGAATTGATGCTAATTTACGGGTCATGTTCAAAACTCCTTGGTTAAGGTTCTAACGGCAACCGTACATACGACTACCAGGTTAAACTCAGATATTGTGTTATTGTATTGATGTTGCTGTCTGTGAGCAACAGTGCCGGGATTAGTACAAGGACATACCCGGCTTACCGAGCATGACTTTAGTGTGAGGATCCTTACCAATGAGCCTTACGTAGAAGTAATCCGCTAATTCTGGGTGACGGATTATCTCCGGATCATCAGCAGGAGGACGAGTAATTGTGTCTCCACGCTTTGCTATGATTTCTTGTACGCGGTTGAACGATATTAGATACGGAACAACATCAATAACTCTCAACGCAAATGATAGTGCTTTTCCAGATATTTCGCCATAGCTGCGACCTTGTGTCATATCACTGACAATTATATCTGCCATTGCATCTTTGCCTGCTTGTGTACCATCAGTTGCCATTGCCACTCGTTTTCTGCCAAGCGTATCTTTGTACATTACAACCGCATTGATTACCCCATTTTTGCGGTTGATTTTCCAAAATGGAATATTTTGCACCATATCATCGGGTGAATTAAATCCTGTACCAGCGATCCCACCCTGATCAGCATATGCACGTTGGAGCATGTCAAACACTTTGTCCTTGATGGCATCTTTTGCTGCATTATTTCGTGGCAACATATTAACATATGTTTCACATATCGCAATACACTTGGTAAACAGTGGGAAACTACTCATCTCGATTACACTTGATTTTGTTTTGTATTTAGTAGGGATCTGACTAGTGTCGCATTTACTGGTGTCATCCGATGTCCACCAGTACTCCAGATAACATCATAATCAGCGAAATACTTCGCTGCATATTCAGGAGCAACTACATCATCGTCACTGCATAACACGACTGATCGTGTGGACGCTGTAGTAGGCCTAGCTGGTAAACTCAATGTTCTCAGTAGTGGCATCACGACTGGATCAATCCGACTCACTTCATATGGGCGCAGCGAGGGGTTGTAAAACACCACATTTACCACTCGACGATTTGCAATATTTTCCGCGAAGTATCCACCTAATGAGGATGCGATAATGTAGACATCATCCGTTGGTGCGCGGTCATCAACTATCGACAACAAGCGACTGAGCGTTTCGATCGGGCGGTAATAATCAAGAGTCGGGGTGATTAACCCTGGAATCAATGTTTTGAGCAAGACGGCAGTTTCTCCGTCTCCGCTTGATCCCCACCCATGAATATATAAGAATTTTGTCATTTCGTATCTCCGTTCCTTAATGATATTGTACCCTTTATTATTAAAGAGGTCAACCCTTATGCATTTTCACTTAAAAGGCGGCGATATTCTAAATCATGCTTATCTTGGATGTCCTGATATGCTTTCAGTTTAGCAGCTGTTTGATATGCAATGTTGGTTGATATCACTTTTTCTTGTTGAATATTAACTTGCTTATTCATCTGCTGAATGTCAGCTACCCGCTTTGCCTCCATTTGATGACGATGTAAACGAGTTTTTGCCAATAAGTGGGCAAACTCTTCACGCTTATCCTGTAGATGCTCTTCGAATTTGACCTTATTGTCGGCAAGGTCTTGCCGGTGTGCCTCTCGCCGTTCTTCTAGTTTAATAGCATCTTTTAGCTGAGCATCCGCTATGCGTGCAGCCCGGCGAGCTTCCTGCTGCACCTTCCATCTAAATTCAGCTATTGCTTGTGGAGCTGTAACAGCTAAGATTGCCATGATTTATCTCCGTGTACTTGTATTTACCAGTGGGTCAGAATGGAACGTCATCGAATTCATCTAGTGCATCTGATGGCGGTGGGGACGGCGGCTTAGTACCTACTTTTGACACATTAGAGGAGCGTTTCCATTTAGGTTTTATGTACTCGCCAGGTGCTCGCTTGAGTTTAGTAAGGTCAAAGATACGAGCAATGGGATCAAACTCAACATCACCAAGCCACTCGTGTGGGATGTCGTTAGGCAATATCCAACACTGCGTTCCATTATGGTGCCCAATGCGAATTGCTTGTTCACACACCCGCTCCAAATCAGCTAGCTTGTATTTTCGAATTTTACCAACGATGGTGCCGTCTTTGCGCTCACCCATTGAAACGAGTAACCAGTAATCAGCAGTTGAAACCGAGACGCCAGATGGTTTGCGTGTCTTTGACTGGCGAAATTCAAACTTTAACTTTTCCGTTGCGTGAAATTTAACCTCATACGTCAGTCCAGTAGTTGTATCAGTAAAATCAAACTCACTGTGCCGCCCTGGCGCAAGTGTGCACGGAATGCCTAACAAATCAGCGAGTGCTTGCTCACACTGTTTACTGTATTGGAAACAATCGTCCCACGACCACGTCGCTGACTGTTTGTATAATTTATCATGTTCAACGATCATATTTATTCCTAAGAATTGTGTAATACGTAGAGGCATGCGCAGATGATATCTTCACACAATCAATAAATTGACAAAGTAGCGCCGCTCGGGGACTAGATCGATTGACAACGTATATACTCTCGCACATACCCAACTTTGTTGCCAGTGCGGTAGATGGTATCTTGTACCTGTGGGTTCGATGAGCTGGTACTCCAAATACATTCATGACAGTTTTCCAGGCAGATCCGTGGTGTGGAATCCGTTTAGTCACTTTTCCATCACTATGTCCACTGGGATATACAGCGTCTGCAATCAGATGTGCTAACTCATGAGGGACCACCTGAGTTAAAAACGACCCCTGATTGTTCATTAGTATCACTGGATTCAACCTAAGAGTGTTTGTTTCCGATTGTGCGGTTCCGGCTATTCCACCTCTGATATCATACAAAACAGTGGGTGGGTGAAACTTACGATTGAACGCTGTCTCAGCTACCCCAATGTAAGTAGCGATCTTTTCACCAACCTGGTATTTGAGTAATTCAGGAACATCAGTATTGTTAATCATGCACTTTATAATAGGAAACCGACAATGAAACTGTCTCTCATTGTCGGTTTGGGTACGATAGTGGTTATCGACGTTGTTGAAACCCTTGTTGGGGCTGCTGCACTTCGACATCAACAGTAATGGTGACGTTAATTGTGGGTCCTGGCTGATAAGGTAAATTTACAGTAGCTTGGTACCCTTGATATGTGTATGCGACGCGATACCCACGGATTTGTTCAACGATCGTGTCTTGGTCACACTGTACTGTCTGTGATTGGTCATTCTGACCTGCACCAATGACAGCACCAGTTGCAGCACCTGCTGCGATCATTGCATCGCGACCGTGACCAGCACCAAAGCGACTACCAATAACCCCACCAACAAGTGCACCAATCGCAGCACGACCAACGTTTGGACCTTGCTGTGTTTGTGCATTTCCTTGATACTGGCGGCATTGTCCGGGCTGACGAATTTGGTCGACAATTGGAGTCACGTTCGTAACCTGAGCTTGATCTCGAGTTACGATCTGTGCTTGGGCAGATAACGCGACCAGCGAAACGATGACAGTAGCAAGGTATTTCATGAAGAGTCCTAATTGTTGAGCAGATGTGTGAATTATACCCTATTTAATTCAAAGGTCAACAATTATTCCACTTTACCGTGTTGGAATTCCAAATTTTTGCATGTGATTTGCTACTGTGGTATGGGTGACGCCAGCACGCACAGCAATTTCACGGAGTGATTCATTCCTGCCCCAGTATGCAGCAATTAGATTATTGACACGAAGTTGCTCATTGGGGCGGCCAGGTGACTTAGTGGCTCGACCTGCATCTTTCAATACACGAATGACTGTTGGACCGGAAATGCCGAGTAGGGCTGCTGTTCGTTCACGTGATCCTGTTAGTTTATACAGGGCAGCGATTGCACGAACGGTGAGTGAGGATGTATTGATAGAAGACATGGTGAGTTGATTCCTTAATAAACACGTGCATGCAACCATGCACAGTGTTCCGATATTGTCACAATTTTGAGTTGTGGTCAACTATGAAATAAACCGACTAGCGAATTCGTACGGATTCAGTGATTCGAGTGAATTCATTATCAATTCTTTCCCGAACTGTTTGCACGCTGCTGATATCTGAGCAAATGTGTACATCTCATTTTCGTATGCTTCTCGAGCATTTGCGTAGCTCTTGATACGCTGGTTGATTGACCAGTTTTTCAACCGTTCTGGTTGCTCTTTAGTTACACGAGTCGCACACCCAACAGGGAACATTGTAGGACCGGTAATCGCAGCAGAATCAATTGACCGAAGGTCATTGCGCAGGCACCATGCATCAAATTCTTCGTCAAATTCTTCAATTGGTGTGAATGTAAGTGATTCAACATCACCTTCATTTGCTTCCAACATGCGAACATCTCCACGGTCTTCTGTGCGTTTGCATCCAGCAAGAAACGTTGCGGCAATTCTACCGGCTGGAGCATACCCATAATACACTTGGGAGGTATTCAGACCTGAAACCTTGTATACAACTGATGTCATAATTAACCCCTTTTGTTTGACTGATGGGGTAATTATACATCCTGTTTTTAAAAGGTCAACGACTAATTAACCCTGAGGAGCCTGCGAATATGTTGTTGGTGATACGACAACCGTGAGCTTGTACGTTATTTTCCACGATCTAGAAGCATCTTTTTGAAGTGGTGAAAAGATTAGATGGGTCAACAGTCGCTCACGTTCGCGATCAGGTGAAGCATTGTTGTCTTCTTCGCCTTGAATGTGTCCCATGTATGGAGTACCAAATCCAGTCCATGCAGATGGTCCACCTAGTGATTGCAATAGTGATGTGAATAACCAGTTAGTTGGATAACCGCTTGATGGGCTGACAACTGCAACCGATGACGCTGAACCTGTGGTTAGTGATACAAACCGAAGAGCACCAAATGTATTCACTCCTGGCTGCGTTACCTGAGCTACTGCACCAGTAGCTGTTTTACCAGTCCCCACGTCAACTCTTGCAAATTCTGCATTCAACATCCCAATTAAATCACTGTACGTGAACGCCCCTGCTAATCCTGTTCCGACTAGTGGGGTAGTAAACACAATGCTTTTTGGCACTCCATCCACTATCAATGTAAAATTGTACGTGGTAACTGGATTGAGGTACGTTATGTCTGTTGAAATTTTTCCAATTGTTCCCAGCAGAGCATCGTGATAACCTTGTGTTGCTGTTTGGGGCATACCAGAGGTGAATAGTCCCAATTCATCAAACACAAACGTGCCATTGATTGATCCAGCATACAAACTATTTGCAAGTTGTGATGCAGGTTCATTACTAGCAAGCACACACGTAACAATAATTTGTGATTCCCCTGTCGGTAGAACATGACTTGCCACACTGTTTTGGGTGTTTGTTGGAGAATTAACTAGCTCGCTATATGTTTCATCGTATAACCGGCTTTGCCACCCTGCTGTGTCGGGGGAGATACCATCATTTGGACGACGATACGAAACGTCTCCGGTAGCATCAACGAATGTTCCCCCGCGACCCAGAGCTAATTTGTAGAACGAACTATTGGGTTCACTTGAAAGAGCCCGCGCAATTATGCGCGACATGTTTTGAGGATGGATGCTGTTTGACTTATCTAATAGAACAGCACCCGTATCATCCGTAATGTTGACATTAGTAGTAACTCCACATCGTAAAAATTCTGTGCTCATGGTTTATGCAGTTGAATAATGTATTTACTGGAGTTACTGCTTGGTTGACGTTTTAGGCTGCCATTTGAGCTGGTTGGGGGCCTGCACCGATTGATCCGCCCACTTGACCCAGACGTGGTGCCAAAATTTGATGAGTTGGAGTCAAGATTTTTGTTAGTTGTTGGAAGTACGTAAGAGCATTAACACCATTACCTAGAGTTGTCTGTGAGCACAAGTCATAAAGTGGGAAGGACCCAGCAGTACGGTTGGAAATGATATTGAAGAATCGCTGACGATCAATCCGATCCAAAGCAGTTAGTGGAAAGAAGTGGACATTGCCGTTATTATCAACAGTCATAATAGCAACTTCAGTCCAGACACCCTTGCCAGCAATATCGATCCAGCCGGTGTGGGGGAACTTGCCAGGACGAATTTCGAGTGGAGTAGCGTTGTATTTCATATGATACCTTTTAATTTGCGTTCGGTGTTATTTAGACTGCAAAAAATGCGGGTATTTTCACAACAAAAATAGGACCACGAGGGTCCTATTTTAGCAGCTATTTGGTTATAACGCCACCGTCACGTCAGACTCAGATCATGCCACGAGGCAAAATCTTTCATCGTAATTTTTAAATGTATAAATATATATAAGATATCGGAGAATTTAGATGATATTACCATATGTATACAAGACTACACACAGAGAGACGGGAAAATTTTACATAGGATTTAGATGTGCTAATAAACACCCTGCTGAACAGGATTTGGGAGTTAAATATTTTACCTCGTCAAAAACTGTAAGAGAGTCTTTTTGTGAATATGATGTGGAAATTATTGCTGTGTTTTTCAGTAAAGCGTCTGCATACGAGTTTGAACAGTCACTGATAGGAGAGAATTTTGAAAATCCACTCCTTATCAATAAACATTGGCAAAAAACTGGAATATTTTCAATGGCTGGGACACAACGCCCAGATTTTGCTGCATACAATACACTAACAAAAAGCCGACCAAAAGAACTTCGCACGTATGTGTGCCCTGAGTGTGGCATTTCATTTGTGAGAGAAGAATTTTGCCACCACCCAGTGCGAGATAATCCTACATGCTCCCACAGTTGTAATGGTAAGTGGAATTCAAAAAAACGTGCGTCTCGAAAGGGGATTCCGATTAATTATGTGCGATTGGTTGGTTCAAGAAGAGGTAAGCGGAATCCGTGGTCGGCGGAAAATGGAAAGAAGGGGGCTGCAAAACAGTCAGCAGCAAAAATGGGCAGACGTAAGGTATGGAACGAGGACGGCAGTTGGATTTGGACAAAGCCCGGAGATGCTAGATACCCAGAAACGAAAACGGCGATTGGATAAAATCCAATCGCCGAAGACTCAACCATTTCTGTTACCAAGCCGGTTGACCACTCTGATTCACATCAAGCCACAAGGGCCCATTGTTCGTCATTTGCTACTTTGAAGTTTGCATTTACTCTTTAACTGATTTTACGTTACTGTCACAACGGGTTGCAAAACATATCCTATTTGTTATCAGTCAATCTCTACGTCAGCCCCATCAAATGGAGATTGAGCCGCTTCGACCTCAATCAGTGTACTTTTGATAGGATGCACAATCTCCATTTGGTGGAGCTGGAGGCGTCGCAGCCTCTTCTTGCTAACCTTACTGAAACATCTTGTGTGACTAATGTCACTACAACCATTCATTCATTATTTACTATTTTCTCATTGTGATCAACACAATATGAAAGTCTACTTGCATCACAACGGATTGTGTGACGTAATGATCGCAATACGATCCTTGAAGTTTGGAGTGTCAATCACACACTGACGAGCTGGCTGGGTCATTTGCTTGTAGTAATCAAACATCACAATATCAACCATTCGGCTGTAGTGAGAGTTGCTCCCACGCACGCCATCGTGCTCAGGTTTGAAGTGTCCAGCTGTCAGATAGTAAACTTTATCGTAGATCTGTTGTGCCTTCATGCACTTACGGTAATAGTCATCCAACCAATCACTGCACGAATTTGTACTACCAAGAGCAACTAGTGCATAGCAGAATAGATCGAGGAACGTCCTCTCAGAAAATACGATTGGATTACACGACACAAGTTGAGCTGTATTCAATGTCATCGTATCATCTTCGTACTTGCGTTGCAGAATCTCTTCCTGGAATTTCATCGCCAGGACTGGGTCACTGTTGACTTGATCCAGTGTAATATTCCAGTCTGAGAGAATAGACCTGCTAGTCTTCCGTTTTACAGTTGAGTACCCAAGCTCATCAAGCTTCGAAATTACTGTCGACTTACCCGCACCTTGAGAACTTGAAATTCCAATTAACATAGCTATACCTCAAATGGTGATATTCAATCATACCACCGGTTTAGATTGTGATCAATCAGTTGATGTGTTAGTGGAATTATCTACAGCAACCACTGCTGTATCAACTGCTGCACGGTTCAGTGTCATCAACTGAGCATTGTAATCACGCAGGCGCGAGGCCATTTTTGCTGCGAGAATATTCGAAAGCACTGCTTGAGCTTGGTCGTTATTATCACCGACTGTGTAATTAACCATGCTAACGTATTGTTGTTGCAAATCTGGATCCATTTTTGTTACTCCATAAAATATAGTTTATACTGACGCGTTCTCATTTCAGGAAGGGTTCCTAGTTGGTACCCCTGCACTACTCTCTCTGCTAATTGAGACCTGCGACTTGTTGCAAGTACAGTTGCTACTTCGTCTGCTAATTTTTCATCAGCAGGGTCTCCCATTAATTCAACAATACACACTTGGGATCCTGGTGGAGCCATTCGAATTAACTGTGCATTTACAGATGTTATTACAGCACCTTGCCGTAAGTGAAACACATTCATTCTGGTTCTCCTAATTGCTCGACCTGCCCAAACAGCGTAGTATACAGATCATTGGTTGCTTCATGCTTAGCTGCATGTGAGGTGAATGATTGCTTGTGGCGCATAGTGACTACTTTATTCAATATGGAAGCATCAATTTTGAACTTCTCGCGAATAGCACCAATAATCTCTTTTTTGTGGTCTTTTTCCGCGTCGCTGCGGATCATTGTCCCAACACATTCTTCTATCATCACTCGGAGTTGCTTACGATCAGCCTCTCCGGATGGAATAATAAAGTCAAAATTCTCTACTCCCATAATGCACCTCTTAAATTGATTGCTCTAACCACTGCTGCCACGTACCTGGAAAGTTCTTTGGCGAGTACAGCAATGGTACATCCAACTGAATAAACGTCTTCGTCACAAATAGTTCACCCATACTGATTCTCGAAAATACGTGTGTAAAGTGTGGATCAGATGGATAAATCACCATTGTTCCACGAACTGGATTAAACCCAAAGTTGTGGGAGGGGAATTCCATCTTTCCTCCATACACCTCAAACTCTCCATCAAATGGAACCTTATCGTTATAATCACTCAAAAATACAAGTGCTGTCAAGTCACGATTGTGAACTCGGAGCCACTTATCCTTGATTCTTACAGAGTTATCACACGTAGCAACCGGAGCTACCGTTTGATCAGCACACTGCACTCGTGTTAGGTCAATATTTATTAACTTTGCACCGTAGTGATGTTCAATTGCATCGCGATGAGCTTCAATTGCGCTCTGCACTACTGCATGAGCAATCTCAGTGTGCTTGACTGTCATGATAGGCTGCCCAGCTTTATTTGTGTCCAGAGCGATGAATTCTGCCGAGTCAGCGGCTGACTCACACTGCAATGGAGAAATTGCTTCATGGATAATAAAGAAGGGAGAGCGTACTGAGGTCATTTTAGCTTTGAAGAGTGATATGCAGAAAAAAGTTTATTTACTTGGTTAACGTATGGAAAAATATTCTTTTCGAAGATTTGAGGTTTAAATAGCGTTTCATTACCGATTATTGTTACAATATTTTTCACCAAGATCCCCGACATCTCATATAACATGATACTGTATGTTGTCTCTTGTCTAAAATAGTCAACAATGTGGTCCTCTTGTTTCTTTCGCGACGCTGTCTTGAAATCGATAATCGCAGGTTGACCTTTCCATACACCAATCAGGTCAACCCGACCAGCTGTTTTAAGCTCGTGTGAAACCAAACACTGTTCATTACACCATATTTCAGTTAAATTCTTCTGCAGTGCATTTTTTATCTGTCTATACGGAATGGCAATCTCTCGTGGGGCCTCCTCGTCCAGTACAAACGACTGATCATTAAGCCACTGATCTAACGGCTCATGTACTGCAGTACCTCGGTCAGTTGCTGCTTTTGTTTTTGCAGCAGCTTTGTTGAATCCAATATTTTTACGCCAAACATTCAGTGCTTCTTGTTTCTCCGGATCAGCCTGCCCAATTACTGTCGTAACACTGGGATACCACAAGTCTTCCCCAACCTTGTACATACGTTTACCGTATACACTGGTTTTAGCTTCTAGCTCGATGGCCCATGATTGTGGCGGTTGACGAGGTATCAAAGTGAAGAGAGTACTGTTACTCTCTTATATACAATTAGAGTTTTGGGGGCAATTACGCTACTTCAACTGGATCAAAAAGATTCACCAGACGAGGTTTGAATAGTAATTGATCCCCTTTTGTGGTATGTAAAATTGGTTGGCCATGCTTATCAACACCAAATCCAGTAACAACTGCTTTGCGATTTTTAAATTTTCCAATGAGGATCGGATCACCCACTGAAATTGTGGGGAGTGAAAGCGTTTCCTTTTCAGCTTCTTCCCTGAGAAAATCTTTAAACTTGCCCATTATTATCACCAAATAAATCTGTTAAATACTGCTTGGTGTCTGTATTCATTCCCTTATATCCGCTACTGTAGTCAAACACTTTTTTAAGTTTTCCAGCTGCATAATATAGGAAGTCACCCACATCCCCTTTTGCTTTTTGTTTGCAGTCATCAAAGAATGTTTTAGGCAGTGCTACCATACGGGTTCGGCCGCCAATCTCGTATGTTAGTGGGACGTGTAGGGCATTTGCGTCTGTCAGATGTGCAAGTTCAGCGGAAGTAAGTTCAGGGAGACCCAGCTTAGCTGCAAATGGAGCTAACTGATCTATACTATCAAATTTTTGCTTATTTGTTCCGAATCGAATAGTTGGCCCATTTCGATCATTGGAATTCACTGAAGTTTTAGAATATTCAAATTGAGCGCCATCCGTCGTATACTTAAAGAACACAGCCTTATAGTCCGTTGCATCACCCTTACTACCGAACAACACCAATTCAGGCATACCACCTCCTTGTTCGCGACTTTTTTTCCAGTACAACCCTGTTGTATCACTTGCTTCATTAATTGATTTATTCTTGTAATGGTTCCAGTCAGATGCATCAGTTGATACTACGGCTGCATTTTCAATTTGGTCCCCATTAGCTAGCTGTAACTTGTACGCTGGCCCCTTCGAGCGGGCTTTACTCATTTTATAACCGTCTTTAGTCTTGTATATGACAGTGCCACCAATCGCAATATCGTCCATTGCAAAACCTTCGACCACCTTAGCTGCACCAACGTGATCACCAGCTTTTAGTTTTCCGTGAGGATCTTTTGCAAAATCTTTTAAGTATTGTTCTCGCTCGCGCTGTTGGCGAT